TTTTTTTTTTCGAAGGAGCTTTTCAAAAAGCTCAACTCGTGAAACTGACTGTACTTTGGCATGGTTTCAGACTTGTCCGCTGGTGTTATTGTCACCGCTAAACATTCTAGACACTCTTGGATAAACAGAGCATCCCATCCCGCTTCCAGTATAGATTTGCTTACCGTCATGATGATATCATCACCATAGACGAAAAGATTTCGGCCAGGCTGCAAGTTCTCAGAGTCAAGCGCCCACAAGAGGCACAGGAAAACGGTCGTTTCGAGTTCGAAAGTAAAACCGTTTCCCATACTTGAGAACGATCTCAGGAGCCACTTTACCCGTATTAACGGGAGGTGGCACTTCCAAGAGAAGTTCTCAAGTATGGGAAATTCCTATACATTTGAGCTCGAAACCTTGATCTTTTTGACACTTTGCATGGTTCTATGCGATCGTAAGAACATATCTTACACTACTGACACACTGAGTGTGTACGGCGATGATATTATATGCCCTATTGAGATCGTAGATGATTTGACACATTGGCTACCCATCGTTGGCTTTGAAATGAACATGAAGAAGAGTTTCTCTTCAGGTTTATTTCGGGAAAGCTGCGGTGGGCATTTTTTTTGCTGGTGTAGATGTAACACCGATGTATATTCGAGAAGGATCATATCATGGAACAGAACTTATCATTCTGCAAAACAGACTACGTAACCTTGCGCATCGGAGATGCGCTTGGTACGGTTGTGACTCTACACTTAAGCCAGTGTACGACTACGTCGATCGACAAACCACTTTATGTTATAATGGGAATCCACCTCGAGGGCCTTTTGGGCTTGGAGATGGCCATCAACATAAAAATTGGGATGAAGTTCGACCTAAATCGTTTACTAGCGATGGTTATAGAAGATGGATGTTTACTACAATCCAACAACGTACTAGAAAGTATGAAGCACGGAACAACCGCGCTTTTTACTCTAGCATTTTGTACAATGTCTGCCATACGGAGAATTCTATTTTGGATAACTCAGTT